CTGTTTGAAACTCATAGCATCAACAGCATTAATATTATAGTTGACCACTGTGCTACCTGAAGTCATTGGAGTCACTGTGGCAGGCCCACTGACTAATTCAGGTCCACGCTCACCAACAACACCAAATTGTCCACCAGGTATTGTTCCGCCATTGGCAAAGAAACCAGCAAACAGACTGCTGGTAGTTCCTCTGCCTCCACCAATGCCTCCAAATGTTCTAGCTATAATACTTTGAATCTGACTGCGTAGTATTTCTTCAAGAATACTGTTGACAAAACCTTTCCATTCAAACTTACCAGTCTTAACAAAATTAACCAAGGCATCTTCCATACCTTGAACACTCTTGGTAAACAATTGTTCTGCTTTACGAGCAGCATTGCCTACATTTTCTGCGTAGTCAATAAAGGCACGACGTAATCCATATTCAAAACTTCTTGTAGTGTTTCTAATTTCAATCTGTTTAGAAGCTAGTTCATCACTGCCACGAATTGCTTCTTCATAATATTGCTGTTGAAGTCTGATACGTTCTTCATCTGTTAATTTTTGTTGACGAGCAATTTCAATTTCATCTACCTTGGCCTTGGCAGTTTCTCTTGCGGCTGCTGCTATATCATATTGAATTCTTTCTTGTTCTGTTAGGAATAATTTGTTATAGTCATTAGTAGCCTTGTTCAAATCTGTTTGTAACTGCTGTGCTCTAACTAATTTAAACTCATTAAATGTTCTTTGTTCTTCAGCTTGACTTAATTGAAGAACAGCTTCACGCAATTCTTCAACACGCTGTCTTTGTGTAGCATATATTTGGTCAATACGTTGTTGACTTAGTTTTTGTCCACGTGGTAATTCAGCTTGTTCTTGTTGAATAATTGCTCTTACATTACCTTGTATTTGTTCTTCAATGTCCGCATATTTTTGTTGTATAGCAGGTAACAGCACTGTGGCTGCTTGACGTCTAATCTTTTCTATTTCTGATTCACGATTAAATGTAGCGTCTAATCTATAGCCTTCTAACTTGTCGCCTTGCTCTTTTAGACGATTAAGTTCATAGGCATTGGCAATGGCTTTCTTGTCACCTTCAAGAACTTTTTGTAGTCTGGCAATTTCCTGATCGTAGGCTTTTAGAACTTCAGGTGTTCTTTGTTCTTCTGTTAGTTTGGCCTTGGCTACTCTTAATTTGTCAATTATTTCTATGTTCTTTTGTTCTGCTTCTGCTTGAGCTTTGGCAATGTCTGTGTTAAGTTTACCAATGCCAATACTGTCTCTTTCTATTTTCAGTGTGGCAAATCTTGCTTTTAACACGTTATCATATTCTTCACCAAGAGCTTTAGCAGCTTCTTTTTGTGCCTTAAGAGCACTAGTATCAACATCTCTTACAGGTCCAGGTGGACGTGGTGGTTTAATTGGTGGGGGCTTATTTGCTTCTTTCTGTTTCTTAACAGTCTTTTCATATTCTTCTCTGGCCTTTCTAGCATTTTCAACCAACATCTTAATTGGTGTGCCTAATCCAATTGGATCTTTTATTTCAGCACCAAAGAAATTCAATATACCAGCAATAGCATCTGTGGGGAAGTTTAGCACTTCAGCGGCCAACATACCAAGACTTTCAACGGCACGGGCACTGACATTGGCAACTTTGTCACCAAAGTCTTCAAACAGTAAACCAGCAGCGGTGAATGAAGCACCTAGACCAGCTATGGTAATAGCAATACCTCGCAGTGCCCTCATTAATGGACTGCCAATGGCAAACACTCTTGTAGCAGTATTAGCACTGGCAACTGCTGGTCCAGATATTCCACTAAATGCTGAGGCAACACCTGCTGTGCTTGACTTCAGTGATCTAAAAATAGCAACTAAACCACCAATACCTTGACCAACAGTAGCAATTATTCTAACAAATGTTAATGCTCCGCCAATAGCAAACCCAGCAGCAAGAGCTATTCCTAATACTTTCAATGCTGTGGTTAAAGACTCAACAGTGTCTTTGTTTTCACGAATTTTGTCAACTAATTCATTTAACTTTATTAAAGCAGGTTCAAATGCTTCTAAAAACGCATATTTTAAATTAGCAACAGATTCATCAAACTTACCTTGTAATTCAGCAGCACGTCTTATAGACTCTTCATATTTTTGTCCACTGCCTGTGGCTTTGTCCAGTTGTGTTACAAACGCCTGAAAGTTTACACCACGTGCTGCTTTACCAAATATTTCTTGAGCTGCGGCAGCACGACGAGTTGGATCTTCAATACGGCCAATGGCCTGTGCTGCTTTGTTAAACAGTGCTTCAACTTCTAAATTAGCTAAGTCATTTAAACTAATACCTAATTTTCTAAATGATGCTTGTGCTTTTAAACTGCCTTCTGCGGCTGTATCAACAAAATTACCAAATGTTATTAAAAGCCTGTCTACATTAGCACTTTCACCGCCTGCTTCTTGTAAGGCATATTTCAATTCTTTGATGCGAGCAATGGTAAATCCAGTAGCATCACTCAGATCCATCATTTGATCCGCTGTCTGTATAGCACTAGTTCCAAGAGCTGCTAGACCAAGACCCAGTATGGCAGTTTTTAAACCAGTAAATCTTTGGTGAACTGACTCAAGACTTTTTTCTAGTCTATCTAATCCTAATTGTCCATTTACGACAATGTCAACTTGTGCTTTGGTAACGGCCATAATTATTTGTTCCTAAATATTTTGTCTGTTTCTTGTTGGAACCATTTCTCAAAAGGTTCAGTCATACCTTTAGGTGCTTGCTTACTCCAGCCTTCATCAAGACGTTGAGCATAGGCATAGTCTGCTACAATCTTGTCTTTGCCTTGAAGTCTTGTCTTACGTCTTGCGTTGCCTTTGTCAATAGGAGTAAGTTCTTTGAATTTGTCTAAACTTCTAAGAGGCAATTTTTTAATTTCCTCACGCATCTTTTTCAATGCTGGAGTAATTTCATCTTTTGAAACTTTTAGATTAGCCTGTATCATTGTTCTCTCGCTTGTTCAATCATTTTAAGCATTTCTTCCTGTGTGGGCATCTTGGCAGGAGGAACTCCATCTTTCCATTCACTACGATATTTACTGTAACGTGAACTAACATCAAGCACGTATAAATCAAATGTTGTTGCTTGCTCTAATACCTCACTAGGGAGACGATGATAACGATGAGCAAGATTGTCTATGCTTAACATCATCATCGTCTCTTGATCATTCCAATCAGGATCAGAGCCTATTACTTTCCCAAGGCATCAACAATTTTTGAAACTACCTTAATCAAAATGCTAGCTGGTAACATTAAATCATCTTTGATAATTTCTTTGCCATCTTCATCAAGAATCAATGTCTTAACAATTGAAATCATTGAATTACTGTCACCTTCTTTACTGCCTGCCAGTTTCATAAATGTTTCAAGAGGTTGACGATCCCAAGTATAAAACTCAAGACTTTCTCCATACTCTTTGACAGTATCTTCGTCGTCTAATTCAATTTTTATTAGTTGGGGTTTTGCTGCTAGTTGTGATAGTTTCATCTGTTAATCTCCTTGTCTTTCTATCAGTTTGTTACTAAGCATAATGACAAACTTCATTCTGCTCTGTGCTTTGTCTATGTCTGCTCTAGCACATTTCAATTCATTATGTGCTTTGGCAATTTCTGCCAACAGACTTTGAACTAATTCTTGGTCTGACTTTGAATCTAATATGTCCATCAATCTTCCTTTATTATATTTAATTTAAACTAAAAAAAATAGGGGCATAAAGCCCCTATTGTGTGCTATTGAGGATTACTCTGAAGCACTTGCGGTGTATTCGCCAGTTACAGTAATTGTAATTGGTGTTACCCATACTGGAGCGTCAGCACTTACGGTAGGTGCTAGACCAGTAATGTAGCCAGTGCCCTTGATAAACTTGTCAGTGGCTCCGCCTTCTTGGAACTTAAGACTAAAAGTGATTAAAGTCTTATTACGACTACAACCTAACAGTCCTTGTTCAGCAATTGTTCCTGTTGCTGCGGCTGTTAAATTACTACCAAAGAAGCTAGTAGGATCAACTACTAGGTTCATACTGATACTGTTTGTAGAAGTTGTTGCGATTTGTTTCTTTGCGGTGCTGTCCAATTGACTCCAGGTAAACACGTCGTTAGCTGCGTTAATAGTAACGTCCTGTAAAGCTGGAACTGTCAATGGAGTGGCACCTAAAGTTAGGTCATCTACATCAGCAGCAACGTCTATTTTTAGAACAACTGCGTTTGTAGTGCCTGGTGCTGGGTTAATATATGCCATAGTGGCTTCTCCTTATGTTGATAGATTTGTAAATGTATAGACCATTTCAGTTATTAATAAGTCATTGGTAAAAGATGTTGCTACATCAACTTGACGACGTTGAGCACCGTCAGTTAATGTCACGTCCTTGGCACCTCTTAGATCACTTATTAAATCATCATAGTCTGGCGAAACTTGTTTAGCATCAGAAGCAAAGTATAATCTAATAACACGCTGTTGATTACTAATAGTTAGACCGTCTAAAGTAGTAATGATAGGCTCATTGGCATATTGAACAGTGTCCACATATATCTTTTTTAGATTTTTCAAATATAAAGGACTACCATCAGTTTCCCAAGGTAGTTCTTCAGTCAGATAAAATCCGCCTAGATTCAAGGTATTGATATAATCAATAAGTTCTTGTCTCATCTTACTCTCTTTAAATTAACCTGTCCTGGCGACTTCTCATCACTGCTGATGGTGCTGTCGTCATTGAAGTCATACCAATCTCCTGCTGTGATTAACTCCGCAAACAAAGAGTCAGCCTTGTTTGTGTAGTATCCCATCTTTTGTCTCTCTGCTGAATCTTGATTGCTAAAATCAGCAATGCTGGGCAATATAAATTCACTCAGAGCTGTGTAGACACAGAGATCAGTAAAATCAGCTTCCCTGTCTCTAATCTTATTAGGATCAACTACAGGAATATCTGCTACGGTTTTATAAACAGTGGAAGAATCACGACGTGCGTAATATGTTCTCCACCAAGCACTAGAACGAATCTTTACTAAAATTCGTTCTGTTGCTCTAACTAAATGTTGGTCAATAATGTCATCAGACAGGCCTTCGTTTGCTTCAATCAATCTTTGATCAGCATTGAGCAAATCTTGAAATTCTGCGAAACTAATCACATTGCTGGACTCGTAAACGAAAGCCATATCTTACTCCCAATTAAGGATTGATGCTTGAGTCAAAGTGTAATTCTACACCGTAACCATCATACAGTTCACCAACGCCATATACAGCGGTTGCTACAATCTCATCAGCACGAAGAGATGCGTCACGCTGGGTTTCAATCTTGATATCTTGTAACA